TATAAACTTATTAATGTGGTATATGGTGGTAAAATAGTGCAAGAGGTCGCAAATCATAAGTACGACATGATTGTGAACAGCAATCTTACAAAACCATCTGTAACATACCCTATATACAAAAGAACTGACAACAGTTTATTTGTTAGTCCCAGCAGTATAATAACCACAGTATCAGCTAACTATGTCAGAAAACCACTAGATCCACATTGGGGTCACACTATGTTAGCAGGAGATCCTGTATACAATGAAGATAGCTCTACTGATTTTGAAATCCCAGCTTCAGACGAAACAGAACTTGTCATTAAGATATGCAAGTTTGCAGGACTCAGTATTAGGGAGGCGGATGTTGTTCAGCTTGCTACAAACGAAGAGCAAAATAACTTTGTTAAAGAAAACTCATAAGACATGCCTACAATTGGAACACATATAGATCAAAGAGAATACTATCAAAACAGCGGCACAGAGCCAAGGTCTGACAATTGGGGAACATACCAATATATGTTGTTACAGGACATTATCAACAACTTTTTGTTGACGTATGTAGGTGACGACAAGGTTATCAATAAAGTAGATAGAAACGAGGTTATATTCCACGCCAAAAGAGGTTTACAAGAGCTACACTACGACGCTCTACGTGAAATAAGAGGTTTTGAGGTAGAAATTCCAGCGACACTGAAGGTTCACCTGCCACACGACTTTGTAAGCGCTGTGAAAGTGTCTTACGTGGGCGACAAGGGTCTTACTTACGAAATAAAACAAAACTTCAACACAGCCACTCCAAAGAGTTACTTGCAGGATAATACGCCATTCAAAAATATTTTGATGGACAACGACGACAATGCGCTTACTGGCACTCCTGTTATCGAGCAAAATTGGCGAGACGCAAAATCAGGAAAAGTTAGCGAGCCGGAAAACAATTTAGTTGGTAAAAGGTTTGGGATGGATACAGCCTCCGCATCTAGCAACGGAAGTTATGTTTTAGATAAAAACCAGGGCTATATTTTATTTAGCTCAGATTTATCAGATAAAAACATTATTATAGAATACGTTTCAGATGGTATGTATGGTCTTGCAGACAACGAGATCAAAATACACAAGCTAGCAGAAACGTTTATGTATGACTATATGGTTTCCAACGTACTCAAGCAAAAGTTTGGTGTGCAGGAATATATAGTACGTAGAGCGCAAAAACAAGCCCTTGCATCTTTAAGGAACGCGAAAATCAGATTAAGCTCTATCACAATTGGGGATCTAACCAGGATTCTTAGGGGTAGAGATAAGTGGATAAAGTAGTATGAAAATTAAAAATCTATTTTCCACCGGGAAAATGAACAAGGACATCGATGAACGTCTTATTCCTAGTGGCGAGTTTATTGACGGCTATAATATTAGAGTCTTAAATACTTCAGGTTCTGATGCTGGTGCTATAGAAAATAAAAAGGGTAACGTTAAGGTCACATCTTTAGGGCTAGGCAATAACCCTGAATGTATAGGCTCGGTATCTGACGAAGGTGACGAAAGAATATATTGGTTTGTTGTAAATGACCTTGGGTATTCCTACGTCTTTGAGCATGATGTAAAAAAAGCTATAACCTCAACTGTTCTTGCTGACGAAAGAGACACAGATGAGCAGATACTAAAGTTTAACAAAGATTACAAGATTACAGGTGTTAATGTAGTTTATAATCCTGCCAAGAAGTCAAAACTGCTTCTTTTTACTGATGGACTGAATCAACCTAGAATGGTTGATATCGAAAGAGCAAAAGCATTTGGTAAAAACAATTTTTACGAGGACGATATATCTCTTTACAAAAAGCCTCCGAGAAAAGCACCTGTTGTTGTACCCTTCAATACAGCAAATTCAACAGAGAATGCTGTGCGTGAAAACTTCTTTTCTTTTGGTTATAGATACAGATACTTAGACGGTGGCTACTCTGCACCATCTTCTTTTACATACTTTAAGTTTTTCCCCGGGGAATCAGACGTGGATTTTGCATCTATGGTTAATGAAGGCATGCAGAATATTTTTAATGGCTACAAAATTACATACGATTCAGGAGACAAAAGGGTTACAGATGTTCAATTGCTTTTTAAGTTTCCAACAGAACCAAACCTTTATGTGGTTGAAAGCATTAATAAAAAAGAAAAATCTATTTTAGACGATAGGGATTACACATACGAGTTTACAAATAAAAAAATATACAAAACTCTACCTGCCGACGAAGTAAATAGAATATACGACGATATTCCTTTGACCGCAAAGTCACAAGAGTTTATTGGTGATAGATTGATATTCGGTAATACAACATCACAATATGATTTGACAGATGAAGAGGAAAGTAAAGAGAAGATCAATATAAACTTTTCGGCTGAAGTTGTTTCGGCAGAGTATACAGGTGAGCCTTTTGTAATTGAGATAAGTGAAGATCTTATAACTTGTGAGTTTGACGGATCTGGATTAGAGTTAAAAAAAGGAAGATCGATTACTTTTGGCATAGATCTTTTTTCTGAAACAGAAGGAGTAGAGCCAGAAACATACGGCGGTGGAAAACTTGAGATAGTAGTTGGTATTGTTTTCTCTCAGAACTATCAAAATATTAAAAAATTTACTGAATCTGCTGATTTCATAGAACTTCTGGATGCATTAAATGGGTTTTTCAAGAATAATGTAGAAACTGTTTTTAAGCCAAATCTGCCAATAATAAGAGAGGAGTACGGTGAGTTCTCATTAGAATCATCAGCGACAACAACAAATACATTTACTTTGAGGGCGCCTGTGCTTACTGCTGTTTATGATGGCGACCCAGATCCTGAGGTCGTAACAGAGGAAACAGAGGATGAGCAGTTTAAATTTACTGTAGCAGCGGCAACCCTTAAAGAAAGCTCCTCGTCTTTGTCTCTTAAATCAAACAGAAGCTACGAGGTTGGAATGTGTTATTTGGATGGTTATGGGCGTTACTCAAGTGTTTTGCTACCTAGCAAAAACTTTGGAGAAAAGGGAACTGAAGTTTTTTGCCCTCCCTCAGGTTCAACAAAGCTAAATAGTTTACAATTAACTGTCAGACATCAACCGCCTTATTGGGCTGACCGCTACAAGTTTTTTGTAAAACAAAACAAAGGACCTCATTTTAACATATACGGTACAGTATTTTATGAAGATGGTGTTTACAGGTGGGTTCTTTTGGAGGGAGCAAATATAGGCAAGGTTGAGAAAGGGATGACTCTTTTTGTAAAAAGAGATGGTGATGGTATAATGGACAGAGAAGTGAAGTGTAAGGTGCTTGATGTCACTACCAAAGGTGCACAAGATTTTGTTCCGCCTGACTTTGAAGGAGATCAAGAAGGTTGGATAGCTGGAAATATAGATGCTACTAATGGGAATATTATTGAAAGGTCTGGGCTGTACATGAAAATAAGACCGCTTGGTTTTGTTATGGATTTTGTAGAAGACAACTATGTAAATTATTACAACAGGGATCATAGGCCAATGTGGCCATCAAAAGGAGGTATGGACAGAGTAATGACTATTAATCTTCCTGGTAATGAAAACAAGAAAACAGAAGACGGTATATTACAAAAGCAAAAACCTGGAGATCTGGGTGATTGGGATGATGATGGTTATTACGATATTGACCTTCTGCCTGACACAAGTATTGCGTTTGAAATTGACTACCACGAAAGTAAACTATTTGGTGAAGAAAAAGCATTCAAATTTGTTAAAAAATATATTGTTCAGAAAGAATACCAAAACAACACCGAAACAAACAGAAATGCTCTCGAGCAGTGGTTCGAGGCTGAAACAAATTTTGTTCGTTCCGTAGTTGATGATTTTGGATCTGGCAACGTAAATGCCGTTCAATACATTGTGCCTAAGAATGAAGGTACAAAGGAAAAACATTTTACACTTACATTCTATCAGAAAACAATTACAGGTGACAGGTGGTATTTACACGTAAAGCCAAATGAAAGAAAGAATAAAGCCCAGACAGGGGATTTGTCTATGAAGATTAATATAATATTGTCAAACGACTTGGTGATATTTGAGACTGACCCTGACGAAATCGATAACGACATCTTTTACGAAACAGAAGAAACATTTGAAATAAGCAATGGGGTTCATTTAGGTAATGTTTCAAATCAATCATTGCCGTACATTCCTGCCGTATGCAAGCTAGGTTTTGGTAACTGTTTTAGTTTTGGCGATGGAATTGAAGGTGTTCGTATACTAGACGATAGGTTTAAGAAAGCCCTTGACATACAAACTAGACCAAACATTGCCCTGATAGAGGGTTATGAAAAGAGAGAGGATACGAACAAGCTTGTGTTCAGCGGATCTTTCAACGAGAACACAGGTTATAATTCTCTCAATGAGTTTAATGCGAGTAGAGGCATAACAAAGTTTTTAGATCTTAAATATGGTTCTATACAGAAGTTATTTGCAAGGGACACAGACCTTATAGTCTTTCAAGAAGACAGAGTGTCAAAGGTGTTGTATGGTAAAAACCTGCTATCAAGCCCGGATGGGTCTGGAAGCCTAACGCAAATAGAACAGGTTCTTGGGCAAGATGTTGCATTTGCTGGAGAATACGGAATATCTAGACATCCAGAAAGCTTTAGTAACTTTCAAGGAAGAATGTACTTTACAGACGCACACAGAGGAACGGTTCTCAGGCTTGGGGGCGATGGGCTTGAGCCTATATCCTACCAAGGTATGAAGTCTTTTTTCAAGGAAAACTTGTTTGCAAATAAAAACAGTTTTAACATAGGTGGTTTTGATCCAAAATATCACCAGTATGTGCTTACTATTGGAGCAGACGAAAGACCTGCAGACCCATTAGTCGTAGATTGTGCTGCAGAAATAAGAAGAAAGATATCATCAGCATTCGAATACGATGTTAATTTAGGAGTGTATCCTGGTAAAGCGTTAATTGACTATGAAACCGATAGCGAAATATCTATCAGTGTCTTGTACAATGGAGAGACCACTACAGAAACAGGTCTTACAGGAACCGGAACGGTAGAGGTGCCTGTGTCTACAGGCGACTTAGCAGCTTCATCTTTAATGGATGTGACTGTAACTCCAGCAACAACAGCGACCGTCACGTTGACTCACACATGTCCACAACCTGACACCATGGAGATCGTGCTTATTGTCAGGAACGACCCCGCTGAAGCTGATAATACAATAATTAACAGATTTAAGCATTTAGGTGTAGGTGGTAACAACTGGGATTCTGACCTTGATGTGTTCAAGTACAGCGGTAATACACGATACGAAACAATAACGGGCCCTATGGGTAGTGATCTTATACCTGCTCAACTCGATGATCTTGTTATGTCATCGTATAAAATATTAGCAGACCATACGGGAACCTTCACAGATTGCAATAAGATGGGGTACATGTGGGAATCTGACACTTTAAGCGCTGAAGAAGTAGGCACAAGGCTAAATGATTTTACTTACCCGGAGATACAAACAGAAACTACTGATGATACTCAAGAAAGCACTATTACATTTGAGGTCAATAGAGAGACTAAAGACCTAAAACTTTATCTTCTATGGGATTATGTAGATGACATTCCAGCCCTTACTGACGATCAGGTAATAGGAATTGAAAACGGAAGCTCACAGGTCATTGATGTCCTTGCAAACGACACTGTGCCAAGTAATTACATTGTAGAGATAGAAACCCCGCCTAGTAACGGGACGGCAATTGTCAACGATGCGCAAGATAACATAACTATTACTTATCAGCACACAGATGGAGCTTCATTGTCAGATAACTTTCAATATAGAGTGTCATCTAAAAATGCTGAGGGTATTGCATCTGATGTTTGTACAGATGTGGCTACAGTAACCACACAAGCGCTCAATATTAACGAAAACACGTTTATCTACATATATTTTGACGC